TCGTGTCAAGTTCTTGCGTGAAGAGCTCACAGAACTTGAGACAGCTGATAACGCTGCAGATGTGGTCGACGCTCTTATCGATCTCTGTGTTGTAGCTATCGGCACACTAGATTCATTCCAAGTTCTGCCATACAGGGCATGGGATGAAGTCTTGAAAGCCAACATGAAAAAGAAAGTTGGTATCAAGCCAGAGCGCCCTAATCCGCTTGGATTACCGGATCTGATCAAGCCGGAAGGTTGGACTGCTCCAGATCATAACTTGAATGTCGGTCTCTTATACAAAATATTTGATTGACATTTTTATAGAAGTAGAGTACTATTAATCATCAATCAGCAATAACGCTGGTTGTAAATCAACAATCGGAGATCAAAAATCATGACAACTAATATCGAACAGACTGGTGCATTGGGTGAGAAGCTTGTACTTAAGTATCTAAGTACACTTAACGAGTACAATAAAGTTTATCTCAGCGATAATGTCTATGATATGCATAAAGATATCGTAGCAGAGTCCAACACCGGTAAGTCTCTAAAAGTAGAGTGTAAGACGCGCACAGTCATTCGTAAGTACTGTGCTATGCCTCTAGAGCGCAGTCAATGGTATAAAGCCGATAACTGCGATAAGCTTTTCTTTATAAGCAATCCCACAAGCTTAGATGAACCAATCAGCATCTACGAGTCTACTGGTGACGATTATTTTGTCGTCCAAGAGTTTGGACCTCGTAAAGCTGAAACGCGTATGTATGACTTGACAAAAATGAAGAAAGTCTGTACTGTATCAGATCAGAGTATCATCGATAAGATGTACAAACTTTCTATCTCAACTTATAAGCAATGAGGTCTTAAATGAACGAGCGCGAATCTGTAAAAGTTCTGTACGAGTGTATCGATTTGCAGAATGAGAAGTCTCAGGACTATCAAAATCCTGATTCTGATATTGTACAAGCTATGCACTATCGTCGTGGTATCGATACCATTCAGGACATCCTTCAGTCTAAGTTGTATCGTGCTCAGTCTCTTCTTGAGTCTGGTAATTCTGACAACGCAAACTTCGAGTCTCTCGAAGATAGCTACAAAGATATGATCAACTACTGTTCGTTCGCTGTAGCTTGGTTGCGTGGTGGAATTCCGGGTCAAGATGTGACACGTGATATCTTCAACAGAAAGATTCCAACAGATGATGCGCAGTAATAACGTTAAAGATGTTCGCGATGAGTTTATCTATCTCAAGAAAAATGAACTCTTCGTGACAGATAAGACTGGTGTAAAGATGCTAGAGATTCGTTCTGCATCTTTCATCGCCGATGAAGCTTCTATCTTTGGCACAGTCAACGAAGACTATGTCAAGCGAGAGCTTGAATGGTATAAGTCTCAATCTTTGAACGTTAACGACATCCCAGGTGGCCCTCCGGCCATCTGGAAACATGTTGCTGACAAAGATGGATACATCAACTCTAACTATGGTTGGTGTGTATGGTCCGATGAAAACTACTCTCAGTTCATGAACGTGCTTCGCGAGCTAAAAGAGTTTCCGGAATCTAGACGTGCTACCATGATCTATACACGTCCGTCTATGTGGCGTGATTACAGACGTAACGGTCGTAGTGATTTCATGTGTACAAACAGCGTTCAGTATCTTAATCGTTACGGTAAGCTCTTCGCTGTAGTTCAGATGCGATCCAACGATGTCGTGTTTGGTTACAAGAACGATTACGCTTGGCAGTCTCATATCTTGGATCTTCTATGTGATGATCTCAAGCTTCTTCGTGGTGATATCTATTGGAATGTAGGAAGTTTACATGTCTATGAAAGACACTTCGAACTGGTCGCGTAAGTATATCAAGCTAGCTAAAGAGATATCGACTTGGTCTAAAGATCCTTCTACTAAGATCGGCTGCGTTGCTGTAGGTCAACACGGTCAGATCCTTTCACAGGGATACAACGGGTTTCCAAGAGGTATAGAAGATAGCACTGAAAGATTGAAAGTTCGCGAAGAGAAGTACAAGTTCGTTGTACACGCCGAGCAAAACTGTATCTACAACGCTACGTTGAACGGGGTCAGCCTTAACGGTGCTGACCTTTACGTCTATGGTTTACCAGTTTGTTCTGAGTGTGCCAAAGGTGTTATTCAAGTCGGAGTGAAGAGAGTGTTCATGTGCTTTCCAGAAGATATCTCTGAAAACTGGAAAGCATCGATGAAACTTTCTACTTCTATGTTCGACGAAACAAACGTAGAATGGAAACAAATTGGAAGTTCCTGATTTCATTCCAAATCATATTGGGAATCCTGACTATCTGGTAGTAGGGCTTTCACCCTCTACAAGAGTGAAGCCGTTTAAGAACGGCACTTTTGCTCGATTGCTCGTATGGTTCAAAGAAGTAGATCTACCAACATGGGATTTCTGTAATATACTTCATGAAGTCAACGCTACAGATATCAAGCAGATAGATGTCGAAGAGTTGAAGAAGAAATGTAGTAACAGGAAAAAAATCATCGCTCTTGGTGGTATAGTATCCAGAGCTTTGACTAAATATAAAATACCGCATCACAGGGTAGATCATCCGTCTCCTCGTAATCGGAACTTGAACAGTAAAGAGTATGAACTCGCTATGCTTAACGAATTGAAAGTGTATCTGCATGGAAACGACAGTTTACTACGATGAGTATCTTCGTTACTTCGAACTAGCGAAAGATCAACAAGCCAAATGTAATCTTGGTTCTGTTCCTTACTTGCAGTCTAACATGAACGACGATCTGCTCGAGAACGTAGAGTTGTACGACGTCGTCGAAAGAAAGTTTGCTGGGTTCTCGCAGATAGTGAACGACGCTTTCTACGGGTGGACCGAAGAGCATCCTTACTGGCCAAAGATGTCTCAGGGTATTCACACAAGACAGCGTGAACAGGTAGCCAAAGCTTGGACCGGTAAACACTCGGACTTCAAGCTTCCCGAATGGTTGTATGTGTTCATCGTTCATCGTATAACCGGTTCTGGTATCAACTACTCACGTAAACCTTCTGGTTATCATAACACCATTTTGTTTAGCTTGTATCATTGTAAGAATATCGAAGAGATGGTAGAACTTATCAACGATTACTTCGAACCGTTCTATACGTCTGTTGGTTATCAGTTTCCTAGCTTTCCTAAGATTCCAACCGGTTCTAAATACAAGAGAGCGGGCGATTACTATCTATCTGAGTTCGCACCAAGACTCGCTCGAGATCTAGCTGAATGGTTAGAAGCTTCTAACTCTAAGAAAGATCTTCGTGAGATCGGTAGTTTCATGCTCGACTGGAACACCAAGAACGGGCTTAAGCAGTACAAGTTTCAGTACGCTGCTATAGTAGCAGACATAGCGGATTGGTATCCTCAGTATGTCAACAAAGAAAGTCCTTTCTATTACGGCTCTAACGCTGTAGAATGTATATCATATCTTGCTAACAACACTCAAAAACTTAAACAAGAACAGTTCTTGGATAAAGTTATGGAGAAGATATACGAGGACACTAAAGCTTACCCGTACAACGCTGAAGACGTATGTTGTGATTTTATCAGATGGGTAGAGAACTATGTTAAACCGGGCGCAGACTACGATCATCTTAACTTCGATACTCTGTGGTCTTCATGCAAGATAAAAGATCATCCTTACGGTAGACAAAAGATGATGCTAGATCTCGGGTTGGTCAAGACTTTCAACGGTATGACCGCACATCCTTCAGATGATACTATTCTTAGACAAGTCGATATGACAGTAGATGAATACAGAAAGAGAGTCAATGAGTTCTCTGGTAGAATTTTACACTGATACTTCTAAGAATATCAAGTATGACAACTTGATAGACGTCGAGCTAGATGAGAAGGGAAAGCCTACTCGAAGCTGGATGTGGCAATGGTCTCAAGAAGAGAGGACTCAAAAGTTCTTCGAGTTCTGTCGCGCGTACGATGAACGTGAGGACTCTCTTCTTCGAGACAACTATCAACAGTTCTCTCATCGTCTACACTGGCATGAGTGTCCTTTTGTGGACACTGTATCACAGATAAACGATACACAAAAAGTTCTCAACTCATGTATGCTCTTCTCGTTTACGAACGAGCATTGGTTAACTTTCTCTGCATGGTTGAACGGTTCCGATGAAGGTTTGAAGAACTACATCGATGATGGTAATCGACCGTGTAGATCTGATCTGTTTCAGATCTATTATCCGAAAGATACTGACGTGAAGAAGTGGTTGCTTGAAGTACCCAAGCAAACTGCTGAAGATCTTCATAGTACCCTTATGAGAAACGATAGACGTTACTCTATGATGGAGTATGCTAAGCTGTTGAACGAGTACTTAGTTACTAAACACGGTTTCAGAAACGCTATGTATCCGTGTAAGAATGCAGCTCGACATATAGCTATGAGTCATCCAGAATGGGTAGATCCAGAAAGCTTTTTACATGGTGGTACCGGTTTCTTCGATGGTCTTACACAAGTGTTCGACTGTCCTAGCTACATGAGCAAAGCTAAGTATTCGATCGAAGAGAGAAACGGTGCTTATATTCCGTTGAACGAAGCGTGCGGTTCTTTTCTAGAAAAGATGATGTATCTAGAAAGACATACTGATAATCCTATTCGTGAACAGAAGTACCTTAACTTAGAAGATAAACTATGCTTCTTCTACAAGCATATCGCTATCACGAAGGGTGTTAAGCAGACGACTAAGCAGATCCCTTACTCGTGGGTGTATCCTGAGAATTGGTCTTTAAGGACTGGAAAGTATGACTCATAATAATCATGTGATAGACGGTGTGAACAAAGATGTTGGTTTCTGGCATGGTAGCATAGAAGCAGCTCGAGACTATTATCTTTCTTTGACATCTGGTTGGATCCCGTACAATCCTGATCCAGTAGTAGTTATGCATGAAGGTGTTAGAGTCGTAAGAGACGACATGATAGTTGGTACTAAAACACGTGCCGGTGATCTTATCGCTTCACGCACCAATTATAAGACTCTTGTATATTCACAACCGCGTACCGGTCTTGCCGGTGTCTCTCTTATGGATGTAGCTAAACGACATAACAAAGAAGTAGTATTGTTTATGCCTGCTTCACAAAGAGTATCTCTTCATCAAGCTTGTTGTATAGAGCGTGGAGCTAAACCGATCTTCAAGAGAATCGCTGCTATGCCTATCCTTAACATGTATGCTAAAGAATGGGCTGAAGAGAACGAATCTTTCTTTATTCCTCTTGGCCTTAAACACGAGCTAGCCACTGCAGCTATCGTTCATGCAGCTAGTACTATAGAAGCTCCAGATGAAGTATACGTAGCTATATCTACCGGTGTGTTGTCACGAGCTCTTCAGATAGCTTGGCCAAAAGCTAAGTTTCACTGCGTAGCTGTATCACGTAATCTAAAAGATGGTGAGCTTGGTAGAGCTGAAGTCATCTCTGATCCTTCACCTTTTACTTCACCAGAAAAAGAACTTCCGCCGTTTCCTTCTGTAGATACTTATGATGCTAAAGTCTGGAAATATATCCCAAAGAACACAAGTAAAAATATCTTGATGTGGAATGTTGGCACAGAACCCGTGTTGACAAATTCTGATATCTATGATACCATAGATTCATATCGAGATTGGGACAAGAATCTATGACAGCAGTACTAACAGCACCGTTTATTCCTATAGCTAAAAATATGAGCAGTCATCGTGCGGCACAGGGTGTTATCTATGCAGATCAGCTGAAGCAAGCTGGAATAGATCTATATGTAAACATGTCGTTGGACAGATACGTAGAAGATCATAATAAGTTTGACGAGATGTATGTGTATCATGGTAACGATTGGAGTGGCCATCTTAATCTGTTCGGTGGACTAAAAGAGTTTCCACACGTAGATAATTTCTTGAACTTCTCTAAGTTTAAGGGTAAAGTTTATTCGCTGATCATACCGTTTCCTGATTACTACGAACAACTAAAACATAAAGTAGATCTTGCTAACTCTAAGAACAAAGAGATCGATCCACGATGGAATCAAGTCGATTGGAACAACATCTTACGTATGGAGAAAGAGTCTACGGTAGTAGATCCAAACGTACTTGTGTACTACGATAGGGTAGCTACTGGTGATAGCCATGCTATATGCATGTATCGCCCGGGCTGGATGGTAAACTCTGTTCCTTTCAAGACTCTGCATGGAGCGCTTAAGACTGGTTTGCTTAACTACGTCTATTTCAACAAAGAGTTAGTCGATCGTTCTCTAGAAGAAGTAGAGTTCTATTTCGGTAACATCGATGTACGTCATCATCTTCTTCGACAACCAGATCCCGTGCAAGCTACCAAAGATCTTGTTGAAGAATACTTCAAACAAGCAACAGAAGTAGCCAACACAACTGGCGCGAGAGTTAAGATATACGAGTTGTTGCCGATAGAGAACGAGAAGAGACATATTCCTAAGACTGGCTGGTACGAGAAGACACCGTTCTTTGGTTCTCGCGAAGAACGTAATGAGATCAGAAAGATCTTCAAAGCAGAATGTAAGAAACGCGTTACAGAACAAGTTCAACTGTTTCAATGGGTTGGTGGTCTTATCAACTCTCTTAATGAACTAGATTTTAAGTATATGGAAAAACCACAGTCTGTTCATCTTTCGCGTGAATACTATCCTCATTGGCAAGGTTGGGAATGGAACGGTCTTGATGCTCCAGAGATAAATACAACTGTGAATATAGAGAATGAATATCTTGGAGCTTTCTTATGAGACATGCAACTATTATTCCGCTTATTGGCGGAGAAGCTATCGCTTCGACTAATGTTTTCGGCGAACGTCCCGATTACATCTTATCATACAGTGCTTTCAAAGACAACGAGTCTCATCTTCTCAACTATTGGGATCATGAAGTACCATACTACTTATTAGACGAGGGTGGTCGTCATCCACACTATGTAGATGTTGTATCGAGTGTGTGTCCTTGTGCTGGTCTTTCTATGTTCTCTATGGAGTACGGAGAACACAATCCAAACAATAAATGGTTGATCGAGACAGCTAAGTATGTTCTCGGACAGATGAAGCCTAAAGTTTTCTGGGGAGAAAACGCACCAGCTCTTGCGGGTAAAGTCGGTAAACCTATTTTGGATCAGTTGATCCAGATCGGTAAAGAGAACGGTTACTCGCTTACATTGTATCGTACGAAAAGTATACTGCATGGTGTTCCTCAAGTTCGCGAGAGAACTTTCTACTTCTTCTGGAACAGCCCTAAGACTCCTTATCTCAACTACTACAACAGAGACTACACTCCTATCGAAGACGTGATCATGGGTGTGAAGTCTAATACGATGAACGAAGTCATTAACAAAAACACTCCTACAAAAGATCCTTACTATCGTTATTTGCTTGAAGTCATTCATGGTGGTATCACACATCGTCAGCACTTTGAACAGTTAGACTTAACTAAGATTCCTGTTCGTTATCTTGATGCTAAGAGTTTGATAGAACATCATGGTCATAGCTATCGTGATATAGGTAAATGGATGCAAGAGCAGGGATACGATAAAGAAGTAGAGAAGTGTACTCGTATGGCAGATAAGCTAGAATCCGGTGGAAACATCATGCGTCGTGGTACGATAGTACCTAAAGACTATATCGGTGCTTTCGTTGGTCATTACCCGAAGATGTTGACTCATCCTTTAGAAGATCGTTACATAACGTATCGTGAAGCACTCAGCATTATGGGTATGCCAGAAGATTATCAGCTTCTGAAGCCGTCTGTTAGTTATAATCATATCTGTCAGAACGTGCCAGTTAAGACCGCTATGGATATGGCTACAGAAGTCAAAGAGTATCTTGAGGGTAAGAGAGATAATGTAGACAGCGATCTGACTTATCAGTACAATCATGATCAATCACATGAGTTCATCAGAAAGAACGCGGGCCTTGCTCAGTTTATTAATTGAGCGCTTGACATTTTATGCTGAACAGTGTAGTATAGAACTATTGTTTCTACCAGAACTATGGAGATATAAATGATGAATCGTATGCATTGGAAGTGTTATGCTGGTACTATCGTATTGGTTTTTATTGGATATATGTTGGGTAAGTTGGTATGAACGAACAAGCTAGTCTTCAAGTAAGAGACGCTTCTGATATCGGTGTCTTCAATGTTGATTTGCCGCCAGAAGCTATTCGTGCTTTCTTAAGTAACGAACCTATGCAAGAGATGATTGTGCCAGATAACATTGAAAATTTTATGCAACAGATGGGTATTACTGAACCAGAATATGTTGCAGAATCTGATGTAGCATATAAATACGCTGAGGGCAAGATCATCTCTGATTTTAAGTCTTACATCGATAAGACTTACTCTCAGCACTATAAGACTGAACAAGAATCGATAGAATGCTTCGATGCTTGGATCGCTCTAGGAGATGCCACTCCTACTTTCCGTAACACTGCTATCAAGTATTTGTGGCGCTACGGTAAGAAAAACGGTAGTAATAAAGCTGATTTGATGAAGGCGTTGCATTACACACTAATGTGTTTGTATAATGATCATTATAAGGATGGTACATAATGGAAATTAATATTAACGTAGAAGAACTACGCAAGCGTAAACTGTTTCTAGCTACACCGATGTATGGTGGTCAGTGCGCTGGTATGTTTACTAAGTCTATCGCAGATCTTTCTGCACTATGCACGAACTATGGTATCCCTGTACAGTTTTACTTTTTGTTCAACGAATCTTTGATTACTCGTGCGCGTAACTATTGTGCAGATGAATTCATGCGTTCTGAAGCAGAGCATATGATCTTCATCGACTCCGATATCGGGTTCAACCCACAGGATGTTATCGCTCTTATGGCTATGCAAGCACAAGAGCCAGATAAGTACGATGTTATCGGTGGACCTTATCCTAAGAAGTGTATCAGCTGGGAAAAGATCAAAGCTGCAGTTGATAAGGGTGTAGCCGATCAAGATCCAAACGTTCTCGAGAAGTTTGTTGGTGACTATGTGTTCAATCCTAAGGGCGGTCAACAATCGATTCAGATCAGTGAGCCGTGTGAAGTACTTGAGATCGGTACTGGGTTTATGATGGTCACCAAACAAGCTATGCAGAAGTTTGCCGATTTCTATCCTCAGTATAACTATAAACCAGATCATGTTCGTACTGCAGCTTTTGATGGATCTCGTGAGATCATGATGTATTTCCAAGCTGAAGTAGATCCTGCATCTAAGCGTTATCTTTCCGAAGACTATTGGTTCTGTCAAAAAGCACAGCAGGCTGGTCTTAAGACATGGTTCTGTCCTTGGATGAAGATGCAGCATGTTGGTTCTTATATCTTTGGTGGATCACTCGCTGATCTAGCATCGATCGGTGTGGCGGCTACAGCCGATGTAGCAAAACTTGGTTCTAAGCGATAAGTGAGGAGTTATATATTATGAAGTTTGATTCTAAGACTGTTTCTGTTCTCAAAAACTTTTCATCGATCAGTCCGTCGATGATCTTTCATGAGGGCAACGTATTGAAGACTATCTCGCCGAACTCTACGGTGATCGCTAAAGCACAGGTGCCTGTATCTTTCGATCGAAAGTTTGCTATCAAGAATGTTGGTACTCTTCTTAGCACACTTTCTTTCTATGAAGATCCGGATGTGAATTTCGAAGAGAAGAACTTTACTATCAGTAAGGGTAATAGCAAGACGGTATTGTCTTATACTGCAGAGAGTACCA